CATCAAGACGGGATGATCCCGCAAACTGAGGAAAAGACAATGACCAGAACCGTTATCATCAATGGAACCGCCGTCGCCATGCCAACACGCGCAGTTGCGTATAAGCACGCTGATCCGACGGAAGATGCGCGTTGGGTCTACGATGATGACGAGGCTAGGGAGATTGCCCGAGAGGATATATCTCTGATTGTCTACCCAGCGTCCGAATGAGGCACCGCCTATTACGTCGAGCGCGGTTGATTCGCGCAAGGCGAAACCGGACCAATGCCGGTCTGCCGGGAGCGCCCTACCGGCACTGATGAGCCAGGGCACAGAAAGGGGAATAAATGACCATCGCCGAACAGATCGAATGGCTCACTGCGCGTGAAGACGAGGCCAGGAAACTTGTCAGGAAATATCGTGATTCCGATAGCAATCTTTCCGCTCAATGGCTGAGAACGCGCTTACATCTTAGCGGAGCGATTAAGAACCTTCGGGATATTGGAGAATGACCATTCCCACGAAATCCTCTATCTCCGCCGCTGGTATCCGCCCTGGCGAGCTGGCGACGGTTCTAGGCGTCCACCCCACGTCAATCTCTGACATGATCAACGGCAGGACGGGCCGAGCTACGCCTGGGTCAGAGGCCATAGTCTGGCTATGGCCTCGATTGACCGTTGAAGATCGCAAGTCGCTTTTGTGTGGGGCTCACTTAATTCCACGCCCATCCATGCGATAGGAGTCCGGCTCCGACAAAGACGGGCATAGAGGACGCGCCCAAAATCCATTCACCAACGCTCCACCATCCGTTCCCGAACCACGTGGGCATAGTCATGGGCTTGTTGCGGAACATGGCGACATAGGCCGGGCACAACGGGGCCAGCGGCAAGGCCCACCAGAGCTTGCAGGACAGGGCTAAGGCGGCGATAGGCAGGCTATACCGCCAGAGGAGCTTTAGGGGCTTCTCGTAGTCCTGGCCGAGGCTGGCATACAGCAGGGCGAAGATGGATAGACCGAGCGCCTGTTCCCATTGCCAATTGACCCATGCCGGAATGGTGAAGATGAGGACGAAAAACCGGGATGCGGTCTTTCCCGAGGTAAGGCCATTGGTCAGCGCGGAGATTGTTTGGCCTCCAGCGCCACCAAACCAGTGCCGCCAAAGTCCCCCTAGCGGGATTGACGCCAGGATAATTGCAAGATTAACGGTCATGTCGTCTCCGTTCAAATGCCAGCCGCCCGCGCATAAGCACGGACGGCGGTAATCCAATACAGATATGCGGCGTAAATCATTGCGCGGCGCTCACAGCCTCACGGACGGCATGATCATCGGCCTCGCACGCATTCAGGCGCACGACTACTTCGTCGGCTCGGTCGGCTTCGGCGAGAAGAAACTTACTAGCCTGGTCCGAAAGTCGGCTGTAGGCAGCGGCTGCGCCATTATTGAGGGCGGCGGTGGTAGCGTGATCGACGGCGGCTTTGCAACCGCCCCCACGTCTACCGGGGTCGCGCAGGCCACCAGCAAGAGCAATGGCAGCATCAGAAGTAGCCTTGGCATCAGCGAGAATTTGTTCATGACTGCGGGTGTCCTGTTCGATTTGACTGGCGGCAACAGCGGCGGCTTCTTCGGCAGCTTTCGTCTTCACGGTTTCGGCCTGAAGCTCGGCGGCAGCACTGATCTTCAGCTGGTCGACGGCGACCTGATCAATCGCCTTTTGGTGCGATAGGCCGTATTCATAGCCGCCGAAAGCGACGGCGATAAAGCCCATCAGGGCGGCGATGATCACATAAGGGTTAGGCATATTCAGCCTCCAAATTTACGAAACAAGCCCGGCACCATGGGGGCCAGGATAGCGGCGACACCTCCGCCAAGTGCAGCGGGCGACCACGATGAGTTAACAGCCTGTGCCATTTCCCCAGGCTTGGCCCCGAACGCGGCGACAATGAGCACGAACGCCTGAAAAGCGAACATCGCCGCCACCGCGCTAAAGGACAGGACCACGACTGGATCGGTGCTGTGATCCTTGGCGTCAACGATCCGCGCCCATAGCCCACGGTCAGACTGATCCGGCGAGGGCATGGGAGCGGTATCGTCAGGCATCGGGATCATCCGGGGTTAGGAACAGTGCCCGCTCGGCAGCGCGGCGGGTAACAAGGCCAGGAAGAACGGCACCACAGCTATGGTTCCATAACGGGAACTGGTCCGCCGCGCCTTGCGTGTCACCATTCCACAACATTTTGACCAGAGTGGAATTGCGAAGGTTGCCAAATCCAAGATTGTAGGTAAACGAAATCAGCGCCGCCAGTTGGTTTGCGGTCACAGTCTGCGGAGCGACGGAAGCAACCTGCGCAGCGACCTTCGAAAGATCGTCTCGCAAGAATTGCTCTGCCTGATCCTGGGTAATGGTATCGCCCTCATTGACGCCACCAGTATGCCCGAACCCAATCGTAAACGGCTCCGCACCGCTGCCGGGATCGGGGTAAGCATTGAGCTTGCAGCCTTCGAACTCTTTAATCAGCGTGACGGCGGCGTCCATATTCGGTGAAGTCATTGCGATTCCCCCTTTCCGTTGACAGAGTAGATAAAAAATACCCTGTTCATCCCCAGATTATCCTGGAATACCCTTCGTGAGGGCATTTGGCAGTTGGGCGGATTGCGTTGATAACCCGCCCAACTGCTCGCCAGTTACAGAGCCGCTTCGACTTCGGCCTTAGCCCTGCTGAACAGGCTTTCCGCTTCGGCCAGCACTGCCTTGATGTCCGCCTCGACGGCAGAAGCATCGGCGGCGAAGTAAGCGACGGCGGCGTGATATTCGGCACTCAGGCCGGACAGAATGCCGTGAGTGTCTTTGACGTTGGCGACGGCGGCGACGTGGGCAGCCTTCGCGGCGTCAACGTCAGCCTTGATGGCTTCCAGGGGACGCGGCGGCACAACGGGCGCAGGCTCAACGGCGGGGGTTTCGGCAACGGGTTCAGCAGCCGGAGCAACCGAGGCAGCATCAACCGGAGCGTCGGGAACTTCAAGGCCGGTGGTGGGATCGATAGACATGGTTTTCCTTTCGAGGATAGAAAGCAGGTAACGGAGAAAGCGGGCAATCATGTGATGGCTCCGGGTTAAATTAGGCAACGTAGTCCAGCCGCGATGTTCTCAATCAAGCACACGGCCTGATTTGCGGTAAGCGGCGCTGATCTGGTATGCACTCCACCGATGACGATGTGAATGCGGCATCCATCCTCTGACGTAGTGGCGAAGGCCAGCGGAGGGCTTTCTGCAACTATCGGGAATGCATCTTTCGGTCGAGATAACCGCCGAATGAAGCGCATCAATACCATTACGCCATCCCCAACAGTTCAACGGGAACTTTCCCCGGAATGGTGTAAATTACCGGCTTTCCGGCCTTTTGGAAATGTTTGATTTCCTCGGCTATGCCGAAGCTTTCGTCCCATCCATCGGCCATGACCACGATTAGGCCACGAGCCGCGACCATGAAAGGCTCGTCGGCAGGAAGCCATATGCGATGATCGTATGGATCAATCCCGCCATGGATCGCAACGGGATGAGTGTGGGCAATCGGGGAATATACCGGGATGCCCACCTTGACGAACTCAGCGGCGGCGCGACACGCCAGCTTGAACGCCTCGTCAATGCCGCCCGCGTATTTGCCGTAGGGTGTGGCTAGGTAGAAATACCGATCATCCATAACGGGCCTCAAGCGTTGCCATGCTGACGAACTGGCTATCGACGATGTGACCGCCTTCGATTTCAAGAATATTCAAGCCCCATCCCCACCCGGTGGTATTATGACGAGCATATTCTTCAATATGCCCATCAGGCAATGCGCAACCGGCATTGACAACCGTCACGAAATTTCCAGGCCCAATTTTTGGAGCCTTCCAAGTTCGTGGCGTGTGGGAGTGCCCGATCACCATGTCAAAAATAGCATCGTTGCAAATGGTCATTTCGGCGTTCTTGCCGCCGTAAGTCTTGCCCATCCGGTTCAATGCAGCATGAACGAATCCGACGCCATCGATAAAGTGGAACTCGCCATAAGGGGACCATGACCAGCCGTTTTGCTCGAATAGGCCGGTTATCTCAACCTGCATCATGCCGGCCACTTCAGGAGCGAAGTCTTCGAACAGCCATGCGCGGCGCTCGTGGTTCCCAAGGGTGACGTGACGGCGGGGAGCGTATCCGGCCTTGAATGCGGAACTGAACTCAGACATAGCCTCGTTGCCTGACGCCATGTCTTCCAGGAATGTGCCTTTAAGGCGACCGTTGAAAGTGCTGTTCCCGATGTGCCCGTTGAGGCTATCAAGGGTCAGGAAGTCGCCAATCTGGACGATGTCTTCAGGCCGCTCATCATTGGCGAATCGGCCCATCCATCGAAACCGATCCTTTGAAAGATTCGGGGAATCGTGAGCATCACCGATGACCATTACCTTTCTGCGCGGCGCGGTCAGGCCTTGTACCCGGTCATAAGCCTTAGCAGCAATGACCTCCCTAGGCTTCGGATGTGCGGATATTCGCACTTCCGGCTTTTGCTGGATTGCCGCTACCTTCATCTTGGGCTTGGCGACACCCCCACCGGCAAAGTCGGGCTCGCATCCGTAAAGCTTGGCGGCGCGAAGTCTAGCCTGGAATGTGCATCGGTTAAGCCCAAGGGCTTCCGCCGCAATGGTGATAGCGCCCTTTACATGGCTTCCAGAAGTTCCTGGGCCAGGATGACCGGCCCGCAACGCGACATTGACCGCTAGAACAGCCTCAAGGGCTTGTTCTTTCGATAGCGACTGTTGCGCCATTATTTGCGCCCCTCGTCAGTTTCGGGACGGTGAAATATCGCGTTTCTGATATGGTCCATTTTATTGCTTTCCCCAGCAATCACTGGGCGCTAGAGGCCCGTTTTGTGGCAGACGAGCGCCGATGAATTGTCGGCTGCGCTTCTGTCATTGCGACAAACATAGACGATACACGCCCCATTTCCTCGACAGCTTGGTGAAATATCCCCGCTAATCTATCAACTTCGTCTTTCTGTGCAAACACTTTATTTTGTGTGTCAATGCGGGAGTGGATACGATCCACGGTAGCCTCAAGATGACTTCGATGTTCCCGCCTATTTTCGGCATCATCATCCATGCGCTTTTCAAGACCTTTGATCGCGGCAATAACACCATGGACTTCCGGGCAAGAGCTACCGTTTGAGCCAGGACCGCATTGCTTTGGCGACGTTTCTTTGTCCCTATGCTTGATCAGCATCCATGCGATGACGATGAACGCGGCCATGGAGATCATAGCGAACACGATTAGCAGCGCCCATGGATTGCCGGTTGCTCCGGCGTCTACAGCAGTTTTTGCGCCACTGGCAGCGGCGGCAGATATTGGGTCCATTCGCAGGCTCCGAGATGGTAAAGGGACGCGCCTGGAAATACCCCAGGCGCGTCATAATGGTTAGGTTCCGGCTGGATATGTGGGCGCTTTCGGAAGAGCTGTGCTGGTGGTATCCGAGCCATTGACGATGGCACGGAGCGCCGCCACATAGGCCGTCCATGCAGCCGGAACAGCCACGCCAGCGACCACGCACCGCATGATCGTCCCGCTGGAGCCAGTCACTTTGTCCAAGGCAGATTGGGCCGTGGCGATGAATTCAACTTTGGCGGCGGTGCTGGCAGTCCAAGCGCCATTCACCCATTGGCAAGTGGCGTCGGGACGTTGCGGAACAGACTGATCATCAGCAAAAACCGCATCGCCTTCGTGATAGCCTTCAGAGGGGGAATACCAGTAAGCCATGATCAGAAGCTCCTCTTAGCGCGGGCACGATACGCCCAATTGGCAGAGGTCATATTACTTAAGGCTCCGGATGTAGCGTTATTAGTCTGCCAGGGGCTGGAACCGCTGCCTGTGGTGTAGCTGGAGGTGTTACGTTGTTTTCGCGGGACGAAGGGAACGTAAACCGTGTTGTAAGTGAACGGTTCGATAATATCGCCAACAGAGAAACCCAGCTCCGCAGTAAGGCACAGCGTTTCAAGCCTCACATCTTTCAGAATGGTGCCAAGATTGTCCGATAATGAAACTGCGGTGGCCCCTCCAGGCAGGGTATTCGTCCATAGCGCAACGTACTGCCCCTGGAAGGCATAGCTGACCACGCTGGTAATCGCAGACGCACCAGCCGTCGCCTCGCCCAGATAGAGCTTATTGACCGTACTGAAGGTCGGGTTATTGCCCGCCACCGTTGAAGCGGCACTTGGGGACTTCATCACCATATTGGCGGCGTCAAACCAGTCACTGGCATATCCGGAGGCACTGATCGAGGCAAGCGCGGTTTGCGGGGTGAAACTCGTGCCAGCGGGATGGGCGCAATAGGGCTTGACTTCCACAGCCTGGATCGAGCCGTTGAACCAGGACTGTGGAGTGGTTCCTCCTGTCACAACCTCCGCGCCGACAACAGCACCGTTGGGGGCAGAGGCCATACGCAGGCTGCTCGTCGTTGTCATCCCCGCATCGGCCACCCCGTTGACGTAGCAGAAATACTTCCCCGCGACCGGGTCGTAATCCATCTCGATATCGTAAGCCGTGTTGGCAGTCAGGGCGGCACCACTGCCCGTCGGTGTCGGGTTGCTGATGATGTCGAAAGAGGAATAGGCCGAAGACATATACCAGGCCAATTTACCCGCCGCGATGCGCAGAGCCATCGGATAGGTGGCACCACTCGCGCTTCCGAGACTGAACAAACTATATGTGCCCGCCACCGAGCTGCCGGTGTAAATTTTCAGCCGGATTGTCCAGCCGCCGTTGCCAGAGGATCCGATGGAAAGCGGAGACGTATATTTAACGAGGGCCGAAGTGCCATTGAATACACCGTAATAGGTTCCGCTGTAGGGGAAGCCGGTCAGGGCCGCATTGCTGAACGTCACGCCGTTGTTGGTCCAGGCGTTGCCGAAGTCGTCGGTGCTGATGTTGTTCAGGGTCAGGCTGCTCTGCGCCGCCTGATTGTAGCTATAGCCGATCTGCGGCGGAGCCTGGGTTGAGCCCCAGGTCACAGCCGATGACGAGACATACACCGCCGTCAGGTAGGACAAGAGATTAGCCGGGACCGCAACGAGAGATGCCCCGCTAGTGATCTTGCTGACAAAATCCACCGCCCCCGAAGACCCAAAGCCGTTGGCGAAGGTCATCACCAGAGGATTGGTCGCCGTGAAGGCCGGGGTGAGGCCGCTGCCGGTGGTGATAAAGTTGGCCTGCCCGCTGGCGTTGTCGCCGGAAAGGACGGTCTGGCGGACGGGGACATTGGTGCTGCCGAGGGGCTGCCCACTGGCCGTTTGATAATCGATGCAGCGCCAGTTTCCCGATCCCAAAGAGAGGAACTGAGCCACGTCCCCCGCCGCCGTGGAGATGTTGGCTCCGGTCGGCAAAATCATGCTGGTGGCGCCGTAGGTCAGCGTCAGTGCACCGGCAAAGGTTAGGGTATAGATCGGACCAGCAACGCCAACAGAGCTGCCAAAGCTGGTAATAGTCGTAGTCCCGGTGATGCTGACACTGGTGGAAAATGCCGTGCCAAGATCGGTAGTAGTCGCCGAAGCAATCGTGCTGATGCCAGAGCCAGCCGGGCTAATGGACAGATACAACGCGCCAGAATTGTTGGTGAAGATCGTGCCAATAAAGCCCTTGGGAATGGTCGTGCCAGCACCAGCGGAGCCACCATTGATCGTGTCACCGGCATTCGTGGCAATGGTCGCAGCGCCACCTTCAGCGAAGATCGTAGCGACGAAATTAGAGCCTAGAACCGTGCTCTGCGCAAAGGTGTAGGTGACGGCGGCAGTGTTGACGTAATAGGTGCCCGTGTTCGAACTGGCCACGCTCTGGGCGGTCGAAACGATTGCAGTTGTGGTGTTGCTATTTGTCGCAATTTGCATGCGGGTTCCGTCGTATCGGAACGTAGCAATATTTCCCACGACGCATTCGCCGCCAGTCAGAGCAACAGGGCCGGTCTGGCTGCCTTTATAGACGTTGATCAGGCCGGGACCGAAGTTGACCTGAAGCGCCCCGGTGTTGGTGTATCCGAAGATGCCGATATACGTCACACCGACCGCGTATACGCTAACGGTTGAGGTCGGGGTGAACACTTGGGCATTCGCCGAGCCGGTCGAGGTCCCCAGATAAATCGAGGATATCGATGCTGGCGAAAATGCCGAATTGATATTGGTGCCGTCGCCCCAGACGCCCTGCGAACCGGATACCAGTGCAACGCCTGTGCCGCTGGCAGTCTTGGCGGTGATGGTATACGCGCCGGTTGTCTGATTGCTGATCAGCCAAGGCTGGACCGTTACCGGAAAAATCAAATTCAGGCTGGCGGTCAGAGTGCCAGTGATCACGATGATCGACTTAGCGGCCTGATTGGCAGTCAAGGTGACATTGGCATTCGTCATCGTGATTGACACATCGCCATAGGCGAAGTGAGGAAGCCAGCCTGCGCCGCCCGTATCGGGATTGGTCAGGTTGTTATCGACCGCCGAACGCCAGAAGCCAGTCTGATCGGCGCTTTGAAGCACTGATCCATTCGGATAGCCGCCGATAGCGGTGGAGAACGTGCTGTTATAGGTCGGAATGCCGCCCGCCTGATACCACTGAGTGTTAGCGGTGATCTGGTTCAACAGACCGTTAAAGTCCTTGCCGAACGGAGGCACGCCGCCAGCCGAGACCGGCGTGAAGCACAGCGGCGGGAATCCATCGGTCAGAGACGCCGCGCCGGGAGTGATCGAAATCTGGCTGGCGGTGGGCACTGCGCCGATGTAGCCAGCCCCCGCGCTATTGGCGAAGGGAATGGGAAAATTAGCGGGAACGGATGCGGCGAGCATTAGGCATATCCATTGAAAAAGGTGCCGTTATTGAAGCCAGCAGAACAAGTGCCAGCCTCAGCGAAACCAAAGCTGTAGGGAAGATCAAGGTCCATGATTTCGAATAGGACGCCAGTCGGCGGGGCGAGTGCGCCTGATTGCTTCAGAATGGCAATCTGGTAAGCTTGAAGCGTGAATTCGAAAGTCAGCCGCGCATTCATGCCGCCTGTATCGGTGACATAGGCGTTGCCCTGATCGGAAAAAAGCAGCGTCAACAGCGTATTGTAAGTGCCGATCGTGCAATTCGATATGTTAGTTAGGGCCTTCGCCATGATCAGCGTGCGAAATGCTGTGTCAGAAAGCGCATAGTTTGACGTTGCCGGCTGCCCCGCATAAAATGCCGACTGCCCGAATGGATCGGCTGAGACAGTTCCGGCCTCTTCGAACCCGAGGGTTTTTCCTCCAGCGACGGTCAGAACGCGATTGACGCCAACAATCCGGCCCCATAAATCGAGGCCATAGCCCTGGGCTGTAGCGATGTTCCAGATGTCATTGTAAAAGGCGTCGATGTTGACCGATGGATCAATTGCGGCGTTGATGCTTCCAATCAATGCCATCAGCGTGGGACTGTTGGCGAACTGACTGAGCACTGTGCTTTCAACGTCTTGCATTACGAAAAGACCACGCTGATATTAGACGCAGAGATCGTCGGCACCTGATTAATCTGCATCAAGACAGACGTTTGATTTGCAGCGCCAACGCCGAGCAATACCGAATAGATCGAGGCCCAGGAGCCAAGCGCGGCAATGTTGGCATAGAAGCGCGATGCGAAAATCCAACTGCCAATGCGAGCTCTGGGGCCATTATCGCCGCCGGTGAAGGACTGGATGATCGCCGCTTGCACAAGTGCCACGGCATTAGATGGGACGCTCGAATTATTCTGGAGCGAAACCGCGAATAGGACCGGCGTGGGGGTTGGAATTTCGAAGGTGACGGAATAGCTCGGATAGGGCGGGTTGTACCCGCTGGCGGCGTCTGTGACGGTCACAGTTGTATTGCCGTTGTAATTGCTTCCGGGGGACTTCTTAGACCAGATAGCTTGCCCTACCGATTGAGCCAATCCGCCATAGGCGGCGACATATGTACTGTTGGGCACAAGCTGAAATCCACCAACCGCCGATATAAGGGCCTCTGATCCAACGGATTGCGAGACGCTAACCTGATATGTGCCAGTCGTGCCTGTGCCGGAAATAAGACCAGAGATCAGGGTGCTTTGTGCAACGCCCGTTCCGACCACAGTTTGACCGACTGCCAGAGTGCCGGATGCAACTGCGGATACAGTTAGCGTGGTGCCAGTGATCGAGCCAGTAAACGACGCCCCGGACGTGACCGAAAGGGGATTGTCCAGAACATAGGCGTCAAGAACGCCCGGAACATTAAGGACCGCTCCAAGGATCGACGGAGCCGAGCCGAGGGCATTGGCCGCAACGCTATTATACCGGCGAAACTCAAATTCAGCGCGGGTTTCAACATTGCTTCCAAGCACCCCGGCAGCCGCATTCGTGATGCTATCCCAGCCTGGGATTGCCTGATAGATCGCGCTGAGATAGCCGATAGGGCATGCAATCGGGCCGGTGGTGGCGCAAGCAAAGGTTAGATTAATGCTTCCCCCGGCAGGAATGGTCCCGGCCTCGGTACAGAGATAGAGGTTGCCCGCCTGGTCCTGGGCCTGCGCCCCAACCGGAATAGGCGTATTGATTAACCCTGAGCATGTTGCAGTCACAACCGTCGAAGATGCGGCAATGCGGGTCAGATAATAAATCCTCCCGATAGCATCCTGCATTCGACCGGCGGCATAGGCGGGATCAACGCCGTTCGCCAGGGCTAGGAATTGGTCGTTGCAATCGCCAATGATGGCCGTCTCGGACGTGACAAGCTGTCCCTGTGGGGTGGTCAGGCTTTCATTGAGGGTGCCGCCGAAAGCCGCCTGGGAATCGGCCCAAACGCCAGTCAGGATTTGGGCTTCAGTCGGCGCAATAAATCCCGATGCACCAAAAACCGGCGCGGGAACATTCGTTGTGTAGGTCATAGATGCCCCTAGAAACTGGCGACTGATACCGCTCCAGAGCCGTCAGTCACTTGGACTTGCCCGGTGAGAACTCGCCCGGAGACGCTGGAGAAGAAGACCTTAGCCGAAACCACGCCCGGCACAGCTTCGGCGGCAGCCACCATTTGAGCGCGGATGGCATTGGCCGAGGCATTCGTCACGCTGAGAAATTGGGCATAGGTAATGCCCTGGGTAGTGTCATAAAAGACCTCGCCAAGCCATGTTCGAATGGCCGTGGCGGCGTCCTGAGCGAGGCGGTATGGCTCCGAGCAAACGGCGATGTTGCCGGAAGCGTCAGCTACCAAATCCCAAGGCCCGGTGGTCAGGTATAGAGATGTCGTCATAGCGGCGGGCTCGTCGGAGTTCCGGGAGTTTCGGAAGTGTGAACGTGGGTGCTGTCAATGGCCTTGCCGTTGCTGGTCAAGGTGCCAATGAACTGAATTGCGCCCGTGATCATCGCAGATACCCCGCTTGCCGTTGATCCAACGATGCCAGCCAGGAAGGTCAAAAGCCCCTCAATCGTAACTGCCCCACTGAAGGTTGATTGCGGCGAGTTGACGGTGAATGAGGTCGAAGCATCAACCTCAACAAGCGGGGCCGTAAGCGTGATTTTGACCGGCGACACAACCGAAATTCCCGTTGTCGAAAACTGCACAAACTGAGTTGGCGTCTGGCCCAGAAACCCAGCGACATAAACCCCATCTGCCATGTCGAACGTGCGCCCGCTGCCGGGATTGGCTTGCCCTTGCGTGGCGAGGACACTGGATATGTCCCGATCAGCGAAACAGGCTAGTCCGATGTCCCCAACTTGCGGGTCAAGAATGACGGCATTCGAACCGCCCTGAAGCCGGAAATACGGGCATTTATAAATGGTGCCATGGGTCTGCGAGTTTCCGAGGCCGTCCACTTGGTTCACAAGCGGCAGAATGTCCACATAGCCCGCCGGTATGTCTGCGCCTGAGTTGGTGACGGCCATGACTTTGACCGGAATTGCCGTGCGAACCTTTGCCAGGATCGACCGGACAAAGAAGTCCTGAGTATTGAACTCATTCCCAGAAGAATTGACCTTCTGGAAGCCGGTGAAGCTGTTGCCGCCGTTAGGATTGGGCATTGAGAGGCGTCCCGGTGAAGGTTGAGAACCATGGCCCCCCTGGCATTTCGCAAGAAATATCGTGGGCTATCTCATGGGCGATGAATTTGCCGTTCGCATACGCAAGGCTGCTCTGAATTTCGAAGACTTGGCCGTTCAAAACCTGCGGGTTGAACAGGGTCCGAACGGTGATGGCGTAATCCCGATTGACCGGATAGCCGATCATCCCGGTAGCGGCTGAAATCAGCGGCACGTTGTTTGCCTGCCCGCGATACCCACCCCTAGGCCAGATTGCCAGAGTGCCATTATCAAGGCCATTCCATTCGATGCCAGCGGCGCGGACACAAGCCAGCATCTGATCGCGGGGGGAGCCGGAAAAGTACGGCGTCGATAGCAGGACGGAAACGCCATTGTTTTCGAATGCGTATCCGTTCTGCTGGGCCAGGGTGGCGAGGATAACAGCCGCATCAGCGGCACCCGGATAGCTGGAGGCCGGAACAATCTTGATGGCCTCAAACGCGCCCGCGTGAGCCGCAAAGACCATTGCCGTGTCTGGCATACCGGACATGTCGATAATGGCCGATGTCACTTGACCCTGGAAAATCACAGGCATTGATGAACTATCGCCCGCCGTGATCTGGATTGAGTTAAGCCGCGTCGCAATCTGTCCATCGGCTTGACGGACCACGCTTGATAGGCTGTTCATTTGCGACATGGTTAGGCCGAAAATGCGGATGCTGGCTTGACCCATTGAAGGTCCGCCAGCCGCCACAATCTGGACCGTACAGCGCAGGCCGGAAAAAGTGACAATATTCGAGCCAGTCTCACCAAAGGTGCCGGTTCCGAGCTTGAATGTCAGGGTGATCAGTTTTTGCGTAAACGATCCCATCATCCGGCCCCGTTCAGGTCACTCGCGCTCAAATAGCATAGGGAAAATCGCGTCCCAAGGCCCGGCGACGAAGGGTCATTCTGGCCTTGGTTATCCAGAAAGGTCAGGTCGCCAACGAATCCAAGGTAGGTGTCTCGCACGATGCGGTTGAGATTCTGACAAATAACGCCCCCGATGATCAAGACGTTGTTAACGTAGAGGTCACAGAACAGGCCGTAATTAGTTGTCTGGTATAGGTTTATTGTGCAGGACTGATTCGCTAGGGTGACATTGAGCGTCTGCGAATAGACATCGGCAATCGGGATGATTTGCATTATTGCACAAAGCCCCCGAGTGTAAAGCCCGTGCCCGCGAGATCGGGAGGCGATGGCGCTACCTGGGCTGTCGCGGCCTGGGCTGGCGTTGGCGTCTGGGGCTGAACCGTGCCGTCGCTGACCTGCCCGGCCCCGCTCGCCTGCTGTGTGTTGGCATAGGCAACCGTGCCGGTGACGCGGACTTCCTCAAGCCAGAGATCAACCGTCAGCATCGTGACGCCGTTGTGCGAAGTGCGCCGGTAATCGTAATGGGTGATGTTGGCGCTCTGGTACGAGATTTCGGGTGTGACAATGGTGTAGAGGTCGAGCGAGCCTGCCGCCGCCTCACATGCCGTCAGAAAGGCTTGGCGTTCTTCAATCGGGCCACCTTTGGTCATGGTGACGCGAGCTTCAAAAGGCGTCTGAACCTTGTTGTAATCGGCAAAAGCCCCCTGTCCCTGGGGAGCGGTGGCATTCCGCCAATCATGCTTGTACTCGACGCCGACGATGCTATCAGGGATGATGGCGGGGCTGCCGTTGAGATAGACGCCCCATTGCGGTTTGTTGAACAGGCTGTAGATCAGCGCAGCATCGGCTACAAGCAGCGACACCGCGTTAACCGTTCCCAGCGGGTTATTCAGCAGGTTAGGAAGACCGTTTGCCATCAGCTAGTCCCATAGTTTGCCTGCGATGCCATGTTGTATTGTTTAAGGCCATCCACCACACTGGCCGCATGATCGTAGGGATCATTCGAAGTCGTAGTTAGATGCAGATTTTGGATGTTGACTTCGCTGGAGTTGGTGTTTGAAGCCATATTCTGTGCTCTAGACTGTTGCAAGGCGGAGGTCATCTGCTGCAATGAAATGGAAGCTTTATTGTTTCCAACGCCCGCATAATAGCTCTTGCCAGTAGCGGGATCAGCAACGCTTGCCCATTCTTGAGCGGCGGATTTAACAGCGGCGTCTATGTCATTGCTTTTGCCGCTGATATAGTCCCCCAGAGCCTTGCGCTTGATCGTCACTAAATATTCAGAAAAGATTTTGTCCTGAGTTTCCTTGCTGAACTTGTCCTTACCGTTCAGTCCAAGAGCGGTTACGGCCTCGGAAAGAGTGCCCTTGATCATCTGATAACGGCCAGCCGCGTTGAACTTGCCAACCTTCTGCGCCATCATGACTTGATCGAGGGTCATGTTTTCAAGGTCTTCTGTGCCGGATTTATATCCTCCAGCCTTGCCCCGATTGACGCTGTTGTAATCTCCCTCGCCGCTGGCGATGAGAGCCGCAACAGCAGAGTGAGCAACGCCACCATTCGCAACGTATGCCTGTTGGGCTGGCGTTAGCCCCTTGGGCGCAGGCATTAGTCCCGATTTCTGAAACGCGCCTATGGCCTTATTGTCGAATTTGGCCCGCCATTCGTCCTCATGGTCACGGGCATAAGAGATCGCCGCAATAGACGCAGCGATACCAGCCACCATGAGCTGGACAGGCCCAAATGCCACCAGCATTCCCGATGCCAGGGCAGACACGCCCGATAGCATCGCAGCCAGCTTTCCGCCCGTCCAAATGAGGAATAGACCCTCGGCAATCGTCTTCCATCCGCCAACAGCTTTAGCGGCTGAATTGGCCCCATGCACAAAGTCAGAGATGCCATGTCCTACCGCCGCCCAATCGACAGAGCGAATGTATGTGCCAAAATCCTTAATACCGTCAACAATTCCAGTCTCAATCCAGGCGCGGTTTTCCTGCGCCCACTTCTGAAACTCGCCCAACAGAGACACAATGGCCGGGCTAACATCGGTGAGGATGGTTCGACCTAAGCCCTGGAACGTGTCCGTCAGATCGCCATAAGCATTTTCCCGAGCAATCGCAGCGTCGGTATCGGCCTTGGATACTGCATTCAGTTCCTTCTGACGCGCCACCAGGGCAGCAACGGCATCGTCGCCCTTGAGCAACAGGTTGATGGTTCCCTCGTCAAACCCAAGCCCCTTACCGAGCATCTGCGCACGAGGCGCATCCATGCCCTTGAAAGCCTTAGCGGCCATCGCCAGCCGTTCCACATTGGTTGTGGTGGCGGCGAGGTACTTGTTCGGATCAATGCCAGACTGCGCAAGGCTGAACTGCATTTCGGGCGATAGGGTGCCCTTGGATCGGAACTCTTGCATCTGGGCAGTCATGCCCTTGAGCGTGGCGTCCATGGCTGCAGCGGAGCCGCCAGCGCGGACGGCGGCACCTTCCCACGCGGAAAGGTCTTCGGTGGACATGCCGACGTTGGTTGCCAGCCGTCCTAGCGCCGCGTCCGAAGCCGTGATGTGATTGGCAAAGGACGTGATCGCAGCCGTGCCGAGGAAGGCGGCACCGAGGGCCAGGACTTGGGTTTTGATGCCCGAGAAGAACTCACCAGCCTTTTTTCCTTCCGCCTGCATGTTCTTGGCGGTTTTAGTGGCCTCGCCTTCGGTCTTTTTCAGAGACTTCACAGCCTCTTTTTGACCGTCAGTGAAGCCTTTAGGATCAAGGTTCAGAAGAACGACCAAGCTATCGATCACATCACCGGCCATGGTCAATCCCTCTTATTCGCCACTCGATTGTTGTGAGCGTCAACGCTGATTATTTCGAGCATGTCATATAGGTCTTCAGCGCCGTAAACGGTGTCAAGCTCGGACAGCGTAGCCATCCGAGTTGACACCACGGCCCCGATAGCGGCAGGAACGTTTACGTATTCTGCGAACTTCCCGACGCCCCCAGAATGTGCTCCAAGGGAGAGCGGACGGCGGGCGGCAAAAAATCCAGGTGCATCAACAGCACCTCGCGGCGCAATTGGGCCATCGTCGCCAGTTCTTCAATGTCATCTTCCTGCAAAGCGCCAACTGGGCGGATTTCAGGCAGAGCGCCTGCACCGCGCACGATATGGGGCTTTGCAGGATCGGGAATGACCGATACGCAACTGAACAGCATTTCGTCCAGCAATTCCCGCATTTCCGGCTTGCCGAACGAACCCATGACGGCCCGAATGCCGAAAGCCGCAACGCCTGCCAGGCCCGAAGTAGCGATGTCATCGGGGACTTCCACCCCCGACAACGCCATGGCAGACAGAACGCGCATTCCCCAATATTCGGACTGACGCACCGGCATTTCGCGGATGAGGAAGTGCTTCCCCTTGTCGCGCCCGTCAGCCGAAATAACGACGGTCAGAACCTTGCGGGCCATTAGATGGCCGCTCCGATGATGCTTTCCCAGTCAATGGTGAATGACCGGGGCTGCAACATCTTCTTGGCCGAGGAAAACGGCGTATACTTTTTCAGGACGCCGTTGACCAAAGTATATGACCGGCCAATGCTAGGAAGCAGGATTTGCCCAAAGGCAAAGTATTTGTCCTGGGCGGCGCGTTCGGCGGTGTACCAAGCCTCGAACAGCGACACCGAGGGACTATCGGCCTGCAAAGCGATGGTGGTGGGGGCGATGGTAAAGACGAAGCCAGCCGACAGAATGCCATCAACGCCGATCTTGGTTTCAGCGACGTCAAGACCTTCGGCGTCGAATGCATCGTCAACGTCGAAGCCCTGCAGTTGCTGAGGCGTGGCAAACAGGCCGGTGACGCCGAGCATGAATACGGCGTTAGCGGAGGAAATAGACGACATGATTACTGCACCTCAATGGAAGCGAGGGTGATTTGCTGGATCGATCCGCCATCGGTGTACCAGAGGTTGATCGGCGGAGACGTGCGGGCAGCGCGAACCTGCGGAGTGGCCTGAAGCACCTGGAGATACCAGCCGCGAGTGCTGAGAACGCCTGCGATGTTGGCCCCGGCAGCGGTGTTGACTTCCACAATCTGACCGGCGGAGAGATTGACGCCGGGCGAGAACACGCCATTCGAAAGAGCCTGCTGGATGGTGCCCTGGCAGACGGCATAGATCGAAGCATCACCAGCCGCGTTGTACGGGACGGAATTGATGTTCGCCAGGAAGTTCAGCAAAGCCAACTGAAGGGCGTTGTTCAGCCAAATCTGGTTAATGAAGCTATCGGCCCACAGATACTTTCCGCTGATCGAGCCGTTCTGGAAGAAGTTGAACTGCTGATTAGCGGTGGCATACGCGCCATAGAAGTTGTAGCCGTTGGCAATCAAGTTGCTGGCAACGGTCGCGGTGGTGACGGTGATCGCCTGCCCAGACTGCGACTTGTAAGCCAGAGTGATGCGGCCATTGTTGGCATTATAATTGATGCTGGCGATAGTCCCGGCAACGAAGGCGTTCAGGTAGCTGTCGCTGGGATCGTACACCAAGATGGTGCCGGAATATTGAGCCTGCCCGATCAGATAGCCCAGCGAGGACGTGGCAGCCGTGCTTTGCGTGGGCGTGATATCAGTATCCCAGGCGATATAGGCGACGGCGTTGTTGGTCGAGTTGGTCCAAGCCGAGAAGGCCAGCTTGTTCGCATTGCCATAAGCATCTGGATTGAAGATCGTGGTGAACGATGCCCAATTAGTGGTGACGATGCGCAGGGCATTCATGAATGTGGCGGGGACCGAAATGGGAGCGGCCTGCGATGTCACGGCACCAGTGACGGAAGTAAGGAACAGCGAGGCCGATAGGCTGCCGCTGGCGTATCCGATGGTGCCAGTTCCGGGAGTGCCGCCGGTCAGAATGAACGCGCCCGACACGCTATCGAATGTGCAAGTCAGAGGCCCCCCGGAAATAGTCTCAGAGATAACCGTCTGGCTCACAGATACAACGTAGGTGCCGTCGCCGCCCGTCCCGCTGATATCGGCGGTAATGGTCGTGCCAACGGTAACGCCAGTTCCAGAGATAACCTGACCAACGGCCAAAGCGCCGGATGTGACGGCGGTGACTGTCAACTCGCCATAGGCACCACTGATCGTTTCCGAAGACACCGACTGAACGGCAGACACGGTATAAGTACCGATGCCACCAGCCGTTCCGGTAATCTGATTGATGATGGATGTCCCGCCAATAACGCTCGAACCGCTAATGGTCGAACCGGCGTAAATGGTGCCGCTGGACACATTCGAAACGGTCAGCACGTTGCCGGTGATCGATCCGGTAACGCTGAAGGTCTCGGGAACAATCGAGCCAGTGACAACGCCGTCAAAATAGGCGAACCCGGAGGTGATCAGGGCGGCGGCATTGCTGAAGCTGGTAGCCCCCGACAGGTTGATGGTGCCGCTCGTCGCCGTCACGCCATTGACCGTGACACTCAGGACGCCAGAAATGGCCTGAAGCTGGGCCAGGGTCAGGCCAGAAGCATTCCCACCGCGCAGATAGGCCGGAACCGAGACAGTGGCATACTGCGCAAACAGCATGGCAGTGGGGTAGGTCGTGCAGTTCGAGAAACCCGCAAAATAGATAGCGGCGTTGGCAGCCTCAACCGAGGACGCGCCGAAATAGGAGGCGACGGCGGCGGAAGAAGTAAACGACAGAACCGAGCCAACGGGGACGCGGGTATTCGTGGTCAGAAAGACGCCGTTCAAATTCAGCCCAGAGCCGCCAGCAGACAGGACGCTCGGGACGATGTTAACAAGGTTTGACGCGGGGATTGTCATTGCGACAGGCTCCAGTTAGGCAAAGAAAAAGCCGCCGAGCTGGAGCCGGGCGGCGGATGTTTGGCAACTTACCGGAAATTGTCCCGGCTAATTGATGGGGTATTCTGCCCCGACTTCCTTGATGTTAGCGACAAGCTGATCAGCAAAGTCTTGAGGCGTGGTCACGGTCGCGTTGGCCTGAAGAACGGCGTCGATTGACCATCGTTCCTCCACCTGTTGCTCGCCATTGTGGAACGGCATTTGGCGCGGCTCACTGGCATAGAGAGGCCATACATCAACCGCCAGCCCAGCGAAGTATTCAGAAGCGTAGCCAGATCGGAACAGCGTTGAGATAATCTGCACATTGTCAGAACTTGCCGGGCCATGCACATCAAGCTGGATTGTTACCTTCGTCGGCTGCAAATCAATCCGATTGCCAGCGACCGGAGGCGTTAGGAAAGCGCCATCGATATAGGTTGTGACGTTCAACTCAAGCCGCTCGCGCATGATCGGTGTCATGGTGACAAAGTCAACGCCTTCAGGCTCTGCGACGCGATTATCCAAGCCGCGCACCACTTCAATGCCGCCGGGCAGAATGGCGAGGAGGAAGGACCGCAGCGCCGTAAACGTCTGTTTCTCGGTTAGGCTAAGGACGGGTTGGGTCATGATTTGAGCTTAATAACAATCTTCACAAAATTGCGAGACAACCTAATTTTGCGTTCAGATTGAGTTTCTCGATACCCGCCACATATTGTCGATACGGATTCAATCTCGTATCCAGTGAATGCACCGACGATTTCACCGGGCGTTTTATCCATTGGCCCCACGGATATGATGCACTTCTTGTTCAACCCCTCAATGGGGTTATTCTCGAACAGATAAAGGCCATCGGGGGACGATAGAGTTACTTCGCCATTTGTGATGTCTCTGAATTTCATAATTTCCCCTATGATCCATTCTGCCTAGTTACGCACACTTTGACCCAGCCATCCTGGAATGCCCAATTTTCGAGCACAAGCGCCACCAGCCAAACGGATCCATCGGGGAACGTGATCAGGTCGCCGCCCTTGCCATCGGGCCGGGAAGTCGCCTCCCAATTGCCATTGAGATAAAGCGCCCTGCGCTCGCCCTGGATGTTTAGGCCGTCGATTTGAACTAGATCGTTATATTGTAGGCTTTGCATTTGAGCTTGGATGCTGACCGGTGCCGCATAAGCTGGCGACCGCGAACCGTCTGCATTCGTGGTATAGCCAGCCGAGGCTTGAATGGTCACGGTGATGAATGGGTTAACCGCCGATACCGCGCCCGATACAATCGAGTGAAGGTTCATTTCACCACCCCGCTATGCGCAACATGACCTCGGAGCCGACAGGATCGGCAACGGCTTCCCTCATCGCGGCTTCATCCATCGCATTGGCCTGTTCCCGCAATGCAGCAATCAAGTCGCGCAAAGGGGCTGGATTCGGCGCGTCGTCGATATGGCTTTCGTGAAAGTCCGCCGTATCCCTCGCATATTTGGCGCGAAAGAGCATGTAGGCAGCAAAGCGGGCATTGACCGTCTCGCGCCATGATTGGTCGCCGGTTATGACGGCAAGGCGGATGGCGTCTCTGCGCTCTACATGGCCGGACGTGTCAAACATTTCATTTCACCATGACTGAGATGTTGTCCATCATCGTCCCGCTATCGACCAGTGGCTTGGTGGATACGCCGCTTGTGCTCTGGCCTGCCGCGACTTTTGCAGCAGCTTCGCCAACGGTTTTCCCAGTCACGACCAAATCAGGATCAAGCTGCCGCATCTTTCGCAGCATCAAAGTGACCGGCGACAAAGCCGGGCTGTTCACATCGGCAATCGACTGAACCAATGCGCCCGCAATGTCATCTCCCACCAGCTTCAGAGCCTTGTGGGCATCGCAGTTATTCAATCCAAGCGCGGCATTAAGCTTTGCGCCCCACGTCGAGCTTTCCTTGGCAATCATAGGCCGGAAGAACGGACGCGGCGGGATGCTGGCCCTGGGTGCGCCAAACTCTTGAATGGCGGCGACGGATGCGACAGAAACAGGATCGCCGCCCCCAGTCGCCGGATACGTCGCGCCTTCCGCCCATCCGACCTCAACCGAAGCCGATTGCCCCAGCTTCTTCGCCAGCTTGTTCAGCCGATCTTGGAGCTTATCGCCGCCGGTAAATGTCTTGGCTACCATCGGTGGACGCCATTTCCAAGCCCCGGATATCGCACCGGAGCGACGTATCGGAACGTCCTAAACTGCGTGGTCGCCGCCCAAAACGCCGCGCCGTACTTGGTCTGTTGCCAGAATTGAACCGTTCCAGGCGGATAGAGGTTTTCCGTCTGTACGCTCACGCTGCCCTCTGTGGCGTTCGAAATGCGGCCCACCAGCGGCGATGATGGCTGATTATTCAGCGGGGCATTGATCGCGGCAATGTGAGCCGTGGCCATGTTGAGGATCACCGAACGCTGACCCCCAACACTGTCATCGTGGATCGGGCTGCATGGGGTGTTGTCGCAATAAAGCTGTGCCTCATTGAAGTAGGCTTGGGCCATCGGCTCCGCTACAAACGCGGCAAGCTCGGGATACCGTGCGGACCACGCGGTATAATCGAATGCGACGACACCCATGACTTTTACTCCTCGTCTTCAGGGAAACCCGAAGCAGCGCGTTTCACTTCCTTCATGCCGGGGGCCGGGGTGTCTTTGTCAAGACCTTCCAAGCCAGTCCGCACGGTCGCACGCTCGGCGACGATGGACCGAGCCGAGGAATTATCCTTGGCGGCGAAGACGAGGCCATTCTTGACCACGGGCAGGCTGGCATTAGCCTTGACCCACTTTTCCCAGAAGTCTTTCGAGACGTTAGGGGTGAGGCCAGCGGTGCCGGGGGGAAGGGAAAAGACGCCCGGCTGAGCGCCTGAGTAGCCGCCGCGCACGGTCACGCGCTCGATGCCATAGATCGGGAACTCGCTGCCATCGGCCATTCGCTGTTTAGCGCCGGTCGGAGTGTGCAAGTCCAAATGCAGGCCGTTGGGCAGCTTGCACCCGATGGTCACGGTTTCGCCAGTGGTGGCGGGGGCGACGGTTTCGACGTTGGTTGTCACGTTCTGATTTCTCCGAGTATAGGGGCGGGTCATTCCGCAATCCTCCGAAAGAGTGGGGCCACCCCCGAGGAGATGGCCCCGACTGTGGCTTAGACGCCAACCATCGACGCGAAGGCGATGGGATACCAGATAATAGCGCCAAAGGTGCCGCAAGTCTTCTTCTGCCTGAAGTGCGACGTGCCGGGAACAACGCGATGGGCGCGGAGCTTCTCGGAGAAGGCGCAGACGCCGGTCGGGTTGCCATCAACTTCGGTGGCAATGATCTGGGCGACGTTACCGCTGGGCAGCAGGCCACCGTTCGAAGCGCTACCGTACTGGGGAGCCACAACGACTTCCAGCTTCGGATAGTTCTTCTTGATCATGTCCATCACAGACACGTTGAACTGAGTGACGCTGTTCAGAGCGCCCGAGGACTGCGGGGCCAGGACCAGACGGAAAGGCGATTCGGCGGTGACGACGCCGACGCTCTGGGTGATGACGCTGGTCACGAGGTTCTGAATGTCAGCAAAGACCTCGTTGGCGGTCGCCACCTGGGCATTGTTGACGATCCAACCGCCCGGATTGCCGCCGTTCCAAGCCTTTGGGCCGGGAGTGATCGGAGCGGGAAGGCTCGGATCGTTCAGGATGCCGTAGTTCTGGAGACCGGCGATGCCATAGAAATAGGAGTTGTTCAGGAACTTCTCCAAAATCTTGGCGCTGGCAATCTGCTTGCGGCTGGCGAGGTCAATGCGACCACGGCCAGCGCGTTCCAATTCCAGCTCGCCCCACTGGGTCATGGTCTGGGCCAGATAGTTCTGACGCTGCGGGAAAGTGGTATTCAGGCCAGCAGAGCCGGTTTCCTGATAGTCGCCATAGCTGGTGGCTTCACCAGTATATTCCGCCGTCTCGAACATGGCGGTAGCGTCAACCCAGGTGCCCTTTTTGGCTTCCGGCAGAATTTCGGTAGCCTTCAGGGGGGCGGTCAGAATTTCGACGATCTTGGGGTCGAAATAGTTGACCAGGAAAGAGGGGATGCCGCCGTTGGAAGTGGTGATCAGCGACGGCTGGGCATCCATAGCGAGATCGGCGTCATAGAAATCGACGGCTTCCGGCAGAACGATGCCGAAATTGTCCGCGAGATAATTGAATTCAGGATTACGACGGGGAGCCATTGGGCTAGACCTTTCGTGCGGTCAAGAAAAAGCCCGCACGAAGGCGGGCTGCTCGTAGCTTATTCAGCCGGTTGAGAGTGGGGATCAGCCCAGCGCCCACGAACTGATCTTCATCAGTTCGCCGGGGGCGGCGGTGCTCATGACATACCACTTAGTCTCAGTGCTGGACTGGACGGTGATTGTCTCGCTAGCAACAGTCTGGGAGGCAGACACCAGATAAGTGCCGTTGCCGCCAGTGCCGGTCAGGAACGCGGTGATATAGGTGCCAGCGGTCACGCCGGAGCCAGAGATCACGTCATCAATGCCAAGAACGCCAGAGGCAACGACGGTCACGGTCAAAGTGCCGCCGGAAGCGGTGATAGCGGTCGAGGTAGTGGTCTGGGCAATCGACACGGCATAAGTGCCAGCGCCACCAGTGCCGGAAATAGCACTCAGAATGGCAGTTCCAGCGGTCACGCCAGTGCCGGTCAAGGTCTGACCAACGGCGAAGGTGCCCGTGACAGTGCCGCCAACAGTCAGAGTGCCGCCGGAGCCGGTAATGGTGGTAGAAACCACAGTCTGCGAAATCGACACGCTATACGTTCCGTTGCCGCCAGTGCCGGTCAGAAGGCCGGTAACGGTGGTCCCGGTAGCAACGCCAGTGCCGCTCAAAGTCTGGCCGACGAAAACCGCGCCGGTGCCAACGGCAGAAACGGTCAGAGTGGTGCCAGCGATGGAGCCGGTAACGCTGTTGACCGCGATGGTGCTGGCAGAGCCGGAATTGACGGCGATGGAGCCGGTAACACTAGCGCCAGTGATGGTCTGACCAGTGGCAGCCGCCGAAACCAAGCCAGTGGAGTTGTTCACATAGACCTTCTGGTTGACCGAGGCGGAAGTGGTGCCGCTATTGACAGCCCAGAAGTCACCAGCCTGATGCAGCACAACCGGATAGCCGGTCGGGACCAACAAGGAGTTGGAAGCCAGGAAGGCGGTAATCAGCGCCTGCTGTTCGCGGTGAACGAAGCCGGTGGGAGTACCTGCGCCATAGTTGGCGACAGTCGAATATCCGTCCACTTCGCCAGTCAGGGGATTGGTCACGCCAGCGTTGGAATAAGCCCATGCGAAACGGCCAATATAGACGCCAGCGGTACCAGCGACGAGAGCGCCAGGACCGGCCAGGACGGAGGCTCGGGGATTGGCCGAGCAAAAGTCACCAACAACGCCGGGGGCCGGGTTGATGTTGACTTGGGTCTGAAACTGAGACATGGATAGTTTTCCTTACAGAGCGATGGGGCGCTTGGCGTTGGGGAAACGCTTGGCGGCACCAGTGGCCCCGGCAGCGTCCTGGGCAAGCTGGCGAGGGGCGGCAGCGGCCTGAGTGGTCAGCATGCCAACCATGGCCTTAAAGCCAGCGGGGGGGACGCCTTCAAGATCGATGCCCTTGCTTTCGAGGCAGAAGCGGTACACGTCATCGGCGCTGTCCATGGCATAGGCCAGCTCACCGACATGCGGCGCAACGGCCTTCTCAGCTTCGTGAATGGCTCGCATCCGGGCCATCACATTGGCCTCGGTGTCGCGGGCGGTCTTGCGGGCAACGCTGGCGAGAGCGGCGTCCATAGCGGCTTTGGTC